ATGCACAGTTCATTACTTGATGTAACTGTGCTAGGTGACAGGTTCTTTTGAATCTGTTACCTTACGGGGTATGGGGCGGAGCCCCATGGCGGCATCGGTCTTTCATGCGTGTGTAGGTCGTATTCCGGGCGTTGCGTAGTTATTCGTGTTTGTTTGTTTATCTCCCCCCCTGAAAGCGAGGTTTTTATGCGTCCCTTGAAGCGTAGTGGTGTTCGCAAAGGAAATTCTGCGCGGAAGTTTCGCGCTCAGTCGAAGCGCACGAAGGGTGCGAATATGGCACAGGTCATGCGCGGTGGTATTCGTTTCTGATGCCTTGCTACCACCCGATCTCTGCCTATCAGAGGGCTTCGGGTGGTTCTCTTGTTTTTTGGGCTGCCAAGGATGCGGCCCGTTCTTTATCTATTGCCTGTGGGCAATGTTGGGGGTGCCGGTTGGAGCGTTCCCGTCAGTGGGCTGTGCGTTGCATGCACGAGGCTTCCTTGTCTGATGTGAATTGTTTTATCACTCTTACTTACGATGATGAGCATTTGCTCTCTCGTTCTCTTGTCTATTCTGATTTTCAGGCTTTTATGAAGCGTTTGCGCGCGCGGTTCAATCGTGTGCGTGTTCGCTTTTATATGGCTGGTGAGTATGGTGACCTTGATGGTCGGCCTCACTTTCATGCTTTGTTGTTTGGTTTTGATTTTTTGGACAAGGTTTATTTTTCTAAGTCTCCGTCAGGAGCTAAGCTCTACCGGTCCCCTGTTTTAGAGTCTCTTTGGCCCCACGGTTTTTCCTCCGTTGGGGCTTTAACTTTTGAGTCTGCTGCTTATGTTGCGCGTTATGTGATGAAGAAGATCACTGGCGTCAACGCGTCCCCCTGGAATTTCGGTCTGCAGGTTGATCGCGAAACCGGCGAGTTGTCGGGTTTGCGCGTTCCGGAGTTCAATCGTATGTCTTTGAAGCCAGGTGTCGGTATGCCTTGGCTTAAGCGGTATTACCGCGACGTTTCTGATGCTGGTCAGGTTGTGGTGAACGGCGTTGAGGCGAACGCGCCGCGGGCTTATATGAAGTGGTTTCAATCGACTGATCTTGATCGTTACGAGGAGATGCTATGGACCCGTGAAAAAGAAGCGTTGGCACGTGCAGGTGACAATACTGATGATCGTCTTTTGGTTAGGGAGCAAGTTGCAATTGCAGCTGCCTCTCGTCTTGTTCGGAAACTTTAATGGAGAAATTTTTATGAGGCTTGAAATCGTTGCAGTCCGTGATCGGGCGATTGACTCGTTCGGTCGTCCTGTGTTTATCGTATCCCTTGGTGCCGCGGTGCGGTCTTTCATTGATCAGATCAATGATGCCAGTACTGAGTTCGCTAAGCATCCCGAGGATTACGATTTGTATCATCTCGGTTCCTTTGACGATGGTGATGGCCGGTTTTTCCAGCTGGAGAAGCCCGTACAGATTTCTATTGGGAAGCAGGTTGTTATTAAGGGGAGCTAATTCATGTTCAAGAATCAGTCTGTTGATGTCCATCAGTTCGCAATGGTGCCCCGGGCGGATATCCCCCGTTCGCGTTTCAATATCCAGACAACGCATAAGACTACCTTCGATGCAGGTTATCTGGTGCCGATTTACGTTGATGAGGTTTTGCCGGGGGATTCCTTCAATCTTCGGATGACGGCTTTTGCGCGTCTGGCGACTCCGATCTTTCCGATCATGGATAATTTGCATCTGGATTCCTTTTTCTTTTTTGTCCCTAACCGCCTTGTGTGGGACAACTGGCAGAAGTTTATGGGTGAGCAGCGCAACCCCGGTGATTCCATTTCTTATGTTATTCCTCAAATGGTGTCCAAGGCCAGCGGTTATGACATTGGTTCGCTCCAGGACTATATGGGCCTTCCTACGTTGGGTCAGGTCGCAGTTGGGGCTACTGTTTCTCATTCTTCGCTTTGGCTCCGTGCATACAATTTGATTTGGAACGAGTGGTTCAGGGATGAGAATTTGCAGAATTCGGTTGTTGTTGATACCGATGACGGTCCGGATCTTTATACCGATTACTCGCTGTTGAAGCGTGGCAAACGTCACGATTACTTTACTTCTGCGCTTCCTTGGCCTCAGAAGGGGTCAAGCGTTCCTTTGCCTTTGGGTACTGTCGCTCCCGTTAAGGGTCTCGGTCTCGGTGTCGGCCTTGCGTTCGGTAGTACTCCCAACGTCTATGAGGCCGGTCAGGCAGGTACTCAGGTTTATTCCGGTTCGTCGGGTAAGGCGCAGTTGATCGACGCTGCGACTTTTCCGCTCTATGCTCGGCAGGATGGCGCCAACCTTCTTGGCGCTGGTACAGATCACCCGGGGATTTATGCTGACCTTTCTCAAGCTACTGCTGCCACCATTAATCAGCTCCGTCAGTCGTTCCAGATCCAGAAACTGCTTGAGCGTGATGCCCGAGGTGGTACACGGTACACGGAAATTATTCGGGCTCATTTTGGTGTCGTCAGTCCGGATGCCCGGCTGCAGCGTCCTGAGTATTTGGGGGGGGGCACCTCCCCGATTACTATTAATCCGATTGCTCAAACTTCAGGTACGGGGGCGTCGGGTACTACAACTCCGACTGGGACATTGGCTGCCATGGGTACAGGTCTGGCCGGTGGTCATGGGTTCTCGCAGTCGTTCACGGAACACGGGATGATTATTGGTCTTGTGTCCGTTCGTGCTGATTTGACCTATCAGCAGGGTTTGCGGCGCATGTGGTCTCGGTCTACGCGTTATGATTTTTATTTTCCTGCGTTCGCTATGCTCGGTGAGCAAACGATTCTCAACAAGGAAATTTATTGCAAGGGAGATGCGAATGATTCGCTTGTGTTTGGTTACCAAGAGAGGTGGGCCGAGTATAGATATAACCCTGCCCAAATTACGTCACTTTTCCGATCAACAGCAGCGGGTACCATCGATCCTTGGCATTTGGCTCAGAAATTCACGTCGCTCCCAGCGCTTAATTCGGCCTTTATCCAAGAGTCCCCGCCGTTGTCGCGTGTTCTTGCGGTTGGCTCGTCTGCTAACGGTCAGCAGTTGATTTTCGATTCGTTTTTCAATATTGCTGCTGCGCGTCCGATCCCGATGTATTCCGTTCCCGGCTTGATTGACCATTTCTAATGGGCCTCTTTTCCTCCATTGGTGGTTTGTTCGGCCTTGGCGATCTTGGTAAGGCCGTTGATGGTTTCATGGGCGATGTTCAGCCTTACGCGCCGTATATCTCGGGTGCGTACAGTGCTTCTCAGGCGGCGGAGGCGCAGTCTCAGACTAATGCTGTTAATGTTGATTTGGCTCGCGAGAACAACGCTTTCAATGCTCAGCAGGCGTCTATTAATCGCGATTTTCAGCAGGAGTCAGCGGATCGTGCTATGGGTTTTGCTTCTGGTCAGGCTGATAAGGCTTTTGACGCTAATCAGCGTTCTGTCCAGTCTCAGATGGATTTTCAGGAGCGTATGTCTAACACGGCGTATCAACGCGCTGTGCAGGATATGAAGGCTGCTGGTCTTAATCCGATGTTGGCTTATGGTCACGGTGGCGCTTCTGCGCCTTCTGGCGGTTCTGCTTCTCGGCCTGGTGTTTCTGGTTCTTCTGCTTCTGGTTCCATGGCTTCTGGTTCTCGTGCTTCTGTTGAGAATGCCGTTGTTGCTGGTATTAATTCTGGCGCGGTGGCTGCGCGTACGGCTCAGGAGCTGCAGAACTCTGCGGTTGTTAATGAGATTGGTCGCGAGGAGATACTTAATCGGCGGGAGCAGACTCGTTTGACTCGTTCTTCAGCTTCTAGGAATTATGCTGAGATTGAGGCGTCCGGCGTGCGTATTGAGCAGATGCATGCTGATATTTCTCGTTTGGTTCGTGAGGCCGATCGTATTAAGTCCGAGACTGATAAGGTCGATTTTTACGTCAAGCATATTTTGCCGTTTGAATCTAAGCTGCTTGAGAATTCGATTCCTCGTTCTAACAATGATGCCAATGCTCAAAAGTCTTGGTGGATGCGAAATGTTTCGCCCTACCTTCCCGATGTTCTTAAATCTACCGGTGCGGCTGCCGGTTTTAGGGGGTTAATGAGATGAAAATTTCTGTTCCGTTTCTTCGTACTGCTTATAACTATGACCGTAACGGGGCCGGTGATGAGTCCGGCCTTGATTGTTCTGTTGAACCTTCGATGACTAAGCAATCCTTTGCCGAGGAGTGCGACATCAATACGATTGTTCGGCGTTTTGGTGTTACTGGTGAGCTTCCGCAGGGTGTTCGTGCCCCTTCGTATGGCGATTTCACTTCTATCATTGATTTCCACACTGCCATGGGGGCTATTCGTTCCGCTGAGGAGTCGTTTATGGCCATGGAAGCCCACGTTCGGGCGCGGTTCCACAATGACCCCCAGGAGTTTTTGGCGTTCTGCGCCGATGCCTCTAATGCTGCAGAGGCCCGTAAAATGGGTCTTTTGGTTCCTGAGGCCGTCGATCTCGCCGGTGGTCTAGGCGTTGCTGAGCCTTTGCCGAAAACGGCTCCTGAAGCCCCGAAAGGGGCTTAATGCACAGTTCATTACTTGATGTAACTGTGCTAGGTGACAGGTTCTTTTGAATCTGTTACCTTACGGGGTATGGGGCGGAGCCCCATGGCGGCATCGGTCTTTCA